TGTCGTTGGAGGAATCAAACAAGATGTCAAAGAAAACACTTTCGCAGGATTCAAACTCTGATATAGAGTGGGAATTAGATGATTTAAAACAGGCAATCATTGATAATGCTGAAGAGTATGATAAACTATTAGATAAAGCAGGACAACACGAGTTACCATCAGGTACAGCAGAAGCTATGTGGGAAATGGAACGTAAACTATGGGCACAAAGAGAGAATCAAGACGCACACTTGGATGATCATAGTTACTAATGTTAAGTCGAGACCATAGGTTGAAACTATGTGAGATTTTATACAGGTTAAGATTGCAGAGGAAGGTGACCCTAGAAGAAAGGATTTGGGCATCAAAGTTAATTTCTGTAAACAATCATGCTAGGGGGTTGTCAGAACGAATACTTGGTGGTATACTTGAAGGGTAAGGTTGATCACCTTACACGGGAGTGACTGAATAAACTTGCTGGCATAAGGCTAGTTAAGGTGATGAGACACAGGTGGTGCTGCTACCGCAGGGTAGAATCGATTTACCAGTCGGGTCTCAGATAGTGCAGTAAAAATCTACTCATGTAGCAATGCCCTGCACTTGTTGGTATACATTAATCCAACCTCCCACCCTATTAACACACGAAGGTAACAAGGTGAACCCTTTTGTAAGGGTTCCCTCATATAAATAGTAACATACGTTCATCCTCTTCGGAGGACGCAAGTAAGTCACGGAACGCATTTCGTTCATCTCATGATTCCATTCTTGATCGCTACTGCTATTACATGCTCTGACATATCTGAAAAGATAGACAGAGTTAATGCGAAGCAAGATTTATCTCCTACTTCCAAGGCGGAGATAGTTGAAATCTATAAGACTCATCTTGTAGAATCAATAGGTTTGGAATGTAATTGGGACGGAAATGACTAAAGGAACGGGCCTTAAAATCCAATTACTTTAGGAGTACAATCATGGCACAAGTCACATATCGTGGTGTTAAATACGACACCAACAGGAAGCAATCCTGCAATAAAGTCACCTCTGAATTAACCTACAGAGGAATCAAACACACTGAGGCTAAAGTAGTCTGCAGTTAATCTTGAATCCAAGACATACTTGTCATAGAGAGGGACTTTTTGTCTCTCTCTTTTTTTATGTTATACTAAATATTGAAAACATAAAATGAGTTTAATGAAAATTTTTCTGGACTGCTCTGATATTGATTTGATTAAACAATCATATTCTACAGGGTTAATAGATGGAGTAACAACAAATCCAAGTCTGATGTTGAAGAATGGGCATCAACCAATGGAAGTGTTGAAAGAGATATCTGAAATTTTTCCTTTCCATTCTTCAATTTCTGCTGAGGTTGTAGGAGAAACAGAAGATGATATGTTGAGGATGGCAGAGAAGTATCTTGAAATTGGTCCAAACATTACAATCAAAGTACCTTCTACACGTACAGGTCTTAGAGTATGTAAGAAATTATCCAATGATGACATTCCTGTTAATGTGACCTTGATTTTTTCAGCAAATCAGGCTATACTAGCATCAAAGGTTGGTGCAACCTACGTATCTCCTTTCATAGGAAGACTCAATGATCAGTATTGGGATGGTATTAATTTAGTGGAGGAAATTTCTGATGTATTCTCAACGCATGGTTCTAAGACTCAAGTACTTGCTGCTTCAATTAGAGAACCAGTTCAAGTCGCAAGATGTTTTCGAGTGGGGGCTGATATCTGTACTCTGCCTTGGGATATATTTAATAAGATGTATGACCACTGCTTAACGGATGCTGGTATGGAAAAATTTGATTCAGATTGGAAGAAACTACAGGACGCAATCAAGTGAATGGCCGACTGAATAAGGTAGCAATGACTGCCTATATTATGAAAATGAAGACAGGTCTTTATGAAAAGCACTGGTATCCTGAGTGGAATGATGAGCAGCGTGGTGCTGCTCAAAGAATACTAACAAATGTATTAGAAAGACTAGACGAATACTGGGAATAATATGCAAAAAAGAAATTTAAAAATTTTAGTTGCTGATCTTGAGAGAGCAGTAGCAGAGTTAAAGTCAGAGGTCTACGCAGACAGGAGTGCCTACGTGCTACATAGTGATGGTACAAGGACATATCCTGAAGTAGATGATGACGACGGAGAATGCGACTAATGAAAATAGGAAACTGGAAACCACCCCAACGACCTCAGTGGGTGAAGGAGATTATGAGAACCCCTGGACCTATAAGGGTTCAGCTTTTACTTCTGATGACATTAACGACTTCTTCGGTTTTGTCTACAGGATTACAAATCTACAGTCTGGGAAGCAATACATCGGTAGGAAATACTTTATCCAAAAACGAAAGCCTAGAGGTGGCGGACGCAAACGGACGAGTGAAAGTGACTGGAAGTCATACTACGGAAGTTCTAAAGAACTTACAGCAGACAGGAAACTTTTGGGGTCGAGTTGTTTCAGACGAGAAATAATAAGCCTACATAAAACACTGGGTCAAGTTAACTTTGAAGAGACCCGACAACTTTTTATCAATAATGTACTTACGGAGGCTAGAGAAGATGGCACACCAGCATATTACAACAGCAACATACTGGGTAGGTACATGCGTAAAGACTATTTCAAAACTGGCACACATGCTTGACTGAGGCAGTTCTATACTGTTATAATTGTCGGGTAGTCTGC